CGGCCGGACGTTTGGCACTTGCTACATTTTGCACCGGAGCTTGGCTCGGTGCTTCTGCAGATTGCTCCACTGTATCAAATTTGTGTGGGAATTCAAGTCTTATTCTTTTATCTACTTCAGAATAATATTCCTGTGTTTGTGGATCAAATCCTTCTTCTTCAACAAGCTTCCTGTGTATGTCAAATGCAGTGTAAGTCATTGCATTATCAGTACCAAACCACGTGTTTTTACTCGCCCAATCTTCTGCTTTTGGGTCAATTTGCTGTGCAGCTTGACTAATGTCTTGCTGGTTTGGCATGTTTTGAGCCATTTGAGCATAGTTTTGTTGTGGGTCTGATGCTTTTTGCATCTTCTGTTCTTGTTTTTGTTTAAGCTGACCAAGTCTAGCATTTTCCATAGAAAGGTGTGCTATTGCTTGTTGTGCTTCAACTTGCTTATCAATATCACCAGCATCGATTGCCTCCTTGTATGCAGCTTTTGCAGCAGCCATACCAGCAGTGACTTTGCCTTCTAATTCTTTTGTGTACTGACCACCAAGTTGATCGTATTGTTTCTTTTGAGTGTCAACTTGTTGTTGAACACTTTGTGCATACGCAATAGCTTCTTCTTTTTGCCTTTCAGCTTCACGCATTTTGCGTGTAAGTTTAGCTATTCTTTTGTTAACACCTTCCGAGTATTCGTTGAGTTCTTCTTTTTGAACATTAGCCTGCTCGTCAGGTTCCGCAGGTGCGTCGACGGGCTGATCTTTTGTTTCTTCAACATTAACTTGTTCCTCTTCTAGTGATTGTTCTGGTGTAGGTGCGTCAAGATTAATCTCTTGTTCTTGCTCATCAGCATCACCAACGTCTATTGTCTTTTCTTCGTCTTGCATAGATTATCCTCCTCTATGATTACATTGCGTGAATAAGATTTGTAGGATCTTCAATTGTTCCTAAAATCTCATCATCGTTTAACATTCTTATCTCACCACCATCAATATCCATGCGCGATCCTGCGTATCGTGCAAATATCACCCACTCTTTTTCTTTGCACCAAGGACCTGTAGGATATCTATCTTTATCCTCGTAACAAAGCGGACCCATCTTCAATACGTATCCAACTTGGACCGCGGCTCTTGCTCTGTCTAATGATTCTTGTGCTATAATAATTCCGCCTTCAGTTTTTTCTTTAACTCTAAAAGGCATAACAAGTATACGCCACCCAGTAGGGTTCGGTAATTTTTCTAAATTTGTCTGTGAAGGTTCTTTTTTTGCTTCGTGTTCCGCAATCTTTTTTGCGTCTTCTTCTGCGTTATATTTATCTTCTAATGCGTGTGATGTTTGTTTCGTCATCTGGTTCTGGCTCCTTAGGGTTTAGCAGGTTAGAGAGTTCCTGTTTAATTTGATCCAACGTGTGAATCTTACCGAGAATATAGTTGTATTTCTCCATACTGTCAACACCACCGCCCATTAAAACTTGGCCGTTGTTGTTTATATCTTCGTCGAGTAATCTTTGTAGTTTATATATTACGTTTATTGGGTCTATAGCTTCTGACATATTTTTTATACTTATCTCCTAGTTTATGCCAAAACTCATCAAGAGGATTGGCTTTTTGTTTACAGCATTCCCCCGAACGTACTTTTTCTTCCGTGTGACAATCACACGTTTTATCTTCCCCCATACTCTTCTCCCGTTCTTCTTTTTGTCTTACCGATTCTTGGTATGACAGTTCTAATAAATGATTTTCCTGTTCCCAGTATTCATCAAATGTTATTTTTTCTTGAATATGTCTGCTCCCTTGAGTCCGTATATACTAGCTACGACCCCTACAAATAGCGTCTGGTACCAAAAAGGCAGATTATTAAACTGCTCAAAGAACATGTGCAGTTTGGCTTGTATGTCTGGATCATCCGAGAATACAGACCATATCAATAAAATCACGGGCGCCGATACGAGGATAAGGACAAACTCGTCTTTCCATCCTTTGTCGTTTGATTGTCTAACTTGTGCTTGGTACTCCACTTCTCCTGAAGCCATTTTTTGTGCATGCAATAAAGCAGCATCCGACATAAGTATTTTTGCTTTTTGTTTATTAGCAAAAATAGCTGAACCGGTTTTCAATACCGTAGGTAGAAGTGAGAGTAATGGTCCCATTATATTAGTATATATCCTAATGCTACAATTACAGCAATATTAAAAGCTAGCTGTAACTTTCGTTTTACAGACCTTTTTAATTTAAACATTATTTTATGATTGTGATTATTACTGCTACGATGATAGCGGCTGCAATGAGTTTTGTTTTCCAACTCGTTTCTTCCCACTT